AAGATTGAAGCAATGGCAACCACGATGATGTTCATGGGCGTTGATACTTCTTTGGTAGGTATGGACACCGCATCCATTGCAAACATGATGCGATTAAACGGAATCAAATAATGGCAACCAAGGTTAAAAGTAATGTATCGACATTTCGTGTAAAACCCAAAAGAAAGTTGGGCAGACATACGAAGCACATCAATAAACACAAATCAAAAAAACCAAGCGTTGGACAAGGATGAACAATTTTAAGACAAACATCACTGGCATTGTAGCCATATCAATTTTGGCATTGAGTTATGCCATATTGTTTTCAATTATCTTTTGGGATTTTCCAACGGATCAAAAGGACATTTATTTTACCATTGCGGGTGGTGTAACATCCATTGTGACTATGGTAGTATCATTCTATTTTGGGGCATCAAAGAAACAAGATGAAAATTAAACAAGTACCATTTAGGGCATACAATCGCGAAGCGGTTAAAAAGACCCAGGTGTATTTACACCACACTGCGGGAAACGGAAGCGGTGAACAAACCTTTGCGTATTGGGAAAAGGTTGCCAACAAGGTTGCCACTTGCGTTGCCATCTCAACAGACGGCACAATCGTTCAAGGTTTTGGAAGTGAGTATTGGGCGTACCATTTAGGGTTAGGCACAAAGCATTTCATGGGGCATGGTTGCCCGTACCTTCCTTTGGATAGAACATCCATTGGTATCGAGGTTTGCAACTGGGGTCCTATCACCAAAAAAGGCACAAAGTATTACAACTATGTGGGCGGTGAAATACCATCGGATGAGGTGACGGAACTTTCAACGGCCTACAAAGGATACAAGTTATGGCACAAATACACAGACGAACAGATTCAATCCGTTAAGGACTTGTTAATCCTTTGGAATGAAAAGTACGGCATTGATTTAACCTACAATGAGGATATTTGGGTTGTAACCAAGCGTGCATTGAAGAACGAATCAGGTGTATTCACCCACAATTCAGTTCGTGCGGACAAGGCGGATGTGTATCCTTGCCCCCGTTTGATTGAAATGTTGAAGTCACTTACAAAGGAAAAGTAACCATTTACAAAGAAAGGGAGTAAAATCCCTTTTTTTATTTGTGTATATGTTTGGAATTTCAAATATCAAATGTATATTTGCATCATGAACATGACACTTAACATTTACGAATGCGTTTATCGCACAGAAAGCGGAAAGGAATTGTACACCAAAACATGGTATGCCCCAACATGGGAACACGCCTTTCGCATGGCTGAAATTTACCGCACAGTCACTTTACACGAAGCGTTTGATTTTATTTTAAAACGAATTTAATTTGGAATTGCAAATACTTTAACCTATTTTTGAAAAGACAAATAACATGGATATCATTTACTTAATCATCGGAACACCCATTGCATTTGCCATTGGTTATTCATGGCACTGCATCAAACGCAACAACAAGCGTTTTGAACAAATCGAAGAAGCAACCCCATACCAGTTTGAAAAGGATGAGTACATCCCCGAATTCAATGAGTTCACTCAAATGTTGGTTCAGCGCAGAATGTACAAAGGCAAAGCAAAATGACAACAATATATTTTTTATTCATTGATTGGATGGAAGAATTCCAAGACATATTATCAGAGGATAGGTATAAACACATTTCAATTGTTGAAAGGCATTACAACAACGATGATACTTGCCATATAACAATTACGGGACATCAAGGTAGCGACCTATTTACAATTGGTATGTCTTTCCAAATACGATTACAATCACTATGACAACACACGAAGCACTAACACAAGTATTTAACAAGTCAAACAAAGAATTGGCGGAGTTATTACACGCCAACTACGCAACAGTTACCACCTGGAAATTCCAATTCAAACGAAACGGATTATCAATGGAAAAACAATTTGAGATTTTAACAAAACTAAACTACCAATTAAAAAACAAAATAGTATGGAACAACAAAAAAGAAGCGCAGTAACCAATGTAACTGCCAACGGAACTTACAATGGTCAGTACGGCACATTGTACAAATTTGAAATCACCTTTGCCAATGGCGATTCGGGTGAGTATGCATCCAAAAGTGCGGATCAATCCAAATTCAAAGTGGGTGTGGAAACCGATTACACCATCACATCCAAGGAATTCAAAGACCGCATCTACTACAAGATTGCACCCGTAATGGCACAACCAGGTGCGCAACCATTCCAAGCAAAGGCAAAGGACCCCGAAACGGACAAACGCATTACCCGTATGAGTGTGTTAAAGGTTGCGGGTGATTTGGTCATCAATGGTGACATCAAATTACATGAGATACTTGCATACGCACAAGTGTTTGAAAAGTTTGTGGTGGATGGTCAAGACACCTTGGCACAATTGAAACCAGTTTCACACGATGAATTGCCATTTTAGGATGAAAAAAATGATTGAGCAACTATCGGACACGATGTTGGAAATAGGGGGTGGCAATTACTGCCCCCTACAATTCCACATTGAATTAAAGGAATTGGCGGATACCATCAAGAACTTTCAGGATCAAGTGAAACCCCTTGCATTGACCGAAGCGGGTAAATGGCATGGGCAAGTGTACCACGGCTACGAAATCACACGCAAGGCGGGTGGAGGTCGGTATAACTATGACCACATCCCACAAGTGATGGAATTACGGGCGGAGTTAAAGGAACGCGAAAAACTGCACCAACACGCCTACAAACAAATGAACCTTGGTATTTTCTTGAACGAACAAACGGGGGAAGTTTATGAACCCGCCCAGTATCTTCAAAATGAGGATACTATAATGTTAAAAAAGGCATGAAACAAGCCATTAGAACGATTTTAATTGTATGGGTGGTGTATGTGTGCATTTCATTCATTTTAGGCGATTACAACGCGTTAAAATGGACACAAGACCAAAGATTGGCAATGGTAATGATTTCCATGATTGTTTATGGAATCATTTATTACATCGAAAAAGAAGAAAATATCTACAAATGAGAAACATCATCATTGTATTTTTAACCATCATTAGCGGTTTGACTTATGGATGGTGTATTGTAAAGTATCCACAGACCGCACAAATCATTGCGGGTGGTGTTGGATTCGGATTTCTATTTATCGCGATGGTGGCCTTGTATGAAACAAAAAATGGGGGGCATCGGCATCCCCCCACTAATCCCATGAAATGACAAATAACAAGAACGGATTGTTGCAAAGATAGTTCTTTTTTGTATATTTGTTGCGTTAACTGGTATGTAGAAGATACCGAAAGTTAAACCACTTTTATCCCTGTTGAATTGCGTGTGCTTCTACCACCGCCGTTTGATGGGGATTTTTTTATGGAAAATTTAGGACAAATTATCAGAAGTAAAAAGACGGGGAAAAGCAGATACACCCCCATCAGTAATGAAATTTTACAGAGTTTGACACTCACCGCAGAGGAAAAAAGCATTTTAGTACACTTGTTATCATTGCCAGAGGATTGGATGGTTTACAAAATAAACTTTGGCAAATCATTGAACATGGGTCGGCATCGTTTTAATAATGCATGGAAAGGATTGGTGGAAAAAGGTTACATTGTTTCGATTCGCATGATTGACACAAACACAAATTTGATGCGTGGATGGAATCACATGGTGTATGAAGAACCAACAAATTCCGAATCACGGATTGACACATCTACGGACTTACCGAAAATCGGACACTCCGAGGATCAGGTTATATATAAAGTAATAACTGAACAAAGTAATAAATTAACAAAGGAACTGCGTGAAGTTGTGACAGAAAAAGAAAAAGAAGAAACAACAAGCCCCCCGAAAAATGTGGGGTTGCCGACCTTGGAACAGTGCATGGAACATTTCAAAGAAGCCAAGTATTCACCAAGCGATGGCGCGGAGTTTTTTCATTACTGGGAATCTATGGATTGGAAACGCAAAGGCGGGGCAAAGATTCAAAAATGGAAGTCCGCTGCCAACCAATGGATGCAAAAATTACAACCAAATAAACTTGAATTTACACCAAATAAACCGAAAATTGCAACACTATGAACATTGAACGAATTATTTTAAGCAATGTATTGTTTTACAACGATGCAAAACATTTCCTTCCACGCATAAACAAAAATTGGTTTACTGATAAGGTATCGGTGAAACTGATTGAGGTTATGACGGATATGTATTACAACAACATTGAGATTGATTATGTGAGTTTATCACAACACTTTGAACGCAAAGAGGTGATTGAAATAATTCAGTTGCAACAAGAAGCCAGTGGAATCATGGATTTGAAACCACACTTACTGCAATTGGAATACGAATACATCAAACGCCAAGTGGTTGCGGGGGTGTTGGCATTGAACATTGAAAAGGATTTGGAAGGGTTGGTTGGTGACATTCAAAAAGTGTTGGATGAAACCACATTCTCAACACACAAAGAACCATCAAGTATTGTCAAGGTGACAAACAAGGTTGTGGATCAAATTGTGTACAATGCGGAAAAGGGTGGAACATTAACGGGAAAACCAACGGGGTGGCAATTTTTGGATAAGTACATTGGCGGTTACAACGAAGGGGATTTGATTGTAATGGCGGGTAGACCTGGAATGGGTAAAACTGCAATCGCACTTACATTGACCAAAGAATTTGCACAACGCGGTGGAAAGGCATTATTTATTTCCCTTGAAATGAGCAACGAACAATTGGCCAAAAGATACATTTCATTGATTGGTGATATTGAGAATTGGAAGATTCGCAACGGGGTGTTGAAGTCACATGAGATTGAACAAGTGTGCAATATCGCAAACAACCAACGGATTGAATTTTTTATTGATGACGATGTTGATTCACGAATCGCCCAAATTAAAGCAAAGGCGAAATTGCACAAATCCCGCAAAGGTTTGGACTTGCTTGTGATTGACTACATTCAGTTGATTAAAGGAACAAAGACAAACCGAGAACAAGAAGTTGCAGAGATTTCACGCACATTGAAATTGTTGGCAAAGGAACTTAAAATCACGGTGATGATACTTGCACAGTTATCCCGCAAATCCGAAGAACGGGCAGACAAACGCCCCATGTTGAGTGACCTTCGTGAATCAGGTGCAATTGAACAAGATGCGGACATCGTGATGTTTCCGTTTAGGCCGATGTATTACGAACAAGATAAACCCGAAGTGGAGGAAGCGGAGTTGATTATTGCCAAAAATAGAAACGGGGAATGTGTAACCATCCCAACATATTTTGAAGGTAGGTATACAATTTATCGGGAAAATTTAACACCACGACAATTTTAATAATAAAATACTATATTTGTAGGGACAAATGAAACAAGAAACAAGAACGGTGGTTATTGAGTTGTTAACGCAATACCCCACATTTAGAGATTCGGACGAACAATTGGTTGCATGGATTTGGGGTTTAGAAATGAACGCCAAGGGTTATTCAACTGGAACACTTCCAGCACAAAAATTCTTACGCATTTTAGCGGATGGACAATTAACATCGAGTGATTCCATTACACGGATGCGAAGAAAGGCACAAGAAGAACACCCCGAATTGCGTGGTGCGAAATACAACCAACGCCAAGACAGACAATCATCGGTTAAAAAGGATTTGGGTTATGGACAATAAACAACAAACTATGAAAACAATAATTAGCAAATTAACAATGCGTAGAGTATGCCGTCTATTTGAAGATAAGGTAGTTAGGCAAACTGTTTATCTATATAAAGATAAATATGATGTTGAATGGATGGCGTTTAAGCCGTTTTACTTTTGGAATTTTAGAGTAAGAAGGGACTAAAGAATGACAAACAATAAACAACAAACGGCAGTGGAGTGGTTTCTTGACCAATTAATTGAACACCGAATTATCATTGTTGATAAAACAACATACCAAGTAAAATACAAACATGAAATCCTTTTAGAACAAGCCAAAGCAATGCACAAGGAGGAAACTCTAAAATTATATTATGCATACGAAGACTATGTATTGCGTGAAGAAGGTATCATAAAGACATTTGGTCAATTTTACAACGAAACCTACAAATGATTAAAATAGTGGTACACGATAAGCAATGGTTCATTGACCGCATTGGGAAAAGGATTTACAGAGAAAAAAATGTTTGTAATTGCGAAGTGTGTACCACAGTTCACAAAGAAGGATTAATCATCACCGATGAGCAACACGCCAATTATTTATACGATTGTCAAGAATTAGATTTAATTTACTATGAAAACACCAATAGAAAGATTCGTTGAGTGGTTGGAAGAAAACCACCCCACCGCAGTACCAGGACCCGAAGTTATTCACCACCTGAAACGATTAGAACAAATGGACCAACAAATGGCATACAATGCGGGTTTCACAAAAGCCAAGTCATTGTACCTTGATGCTGAATGAAACATCTTGAAAGCCGTTTACAAGTCAACTGCGTGAAGTGGTTTCGGTTGGCATACCGCCAATGGGCAAACCATTTGATTCATGTTCCCAATGGAGGATCACGCGATTTGCGAACGGCTCAAAGATTAAAAGCCGAAGGAGTATTGCCAGGGGTGGCCGACCTTGTGTTATTTATACCCAACAAAACACACCACGGGTTATTCATCGAACTTAAAATCAAACCAAACAAGCAAAGCACACACCAAAAGGACTGGGAAAAGTTAGTCACTGCAATGAATTACGCCTATGTGGTTGTATATTCGTTTGACGATTTCAAATTACAAATAGAAGCATACATTGGTAACACTTGAAGCCATAGCGAAACGGCACAACGAATGGTTGAAGATTGCCAAATACCTTGGTGCAACGGGTGACGAATCGGATGACATGGTACAATCAATGTATCTCAAACTTGCAGAAATACAATTGGCGGAAGGAAATTTTACACGGCTAACAAACCACCACGGAACAATCAACACTATTTATCTTTTCAAGATGCTTCACAATGCGTTTATGGACATCAAACGAAGCCAAAAGAACACAATACCCCACCAAGACCATTTTGTCCCCGTAGAAAGCCCCGAAATGGCTGAAATGGCACATTCCGATTTGATGGGTGAGGTGAAGAACGCAATTGATGAACTCCGTGACTATGACCAAATGTTATTGGAACTTCATTTTGTGTATGGGCATAGCATGAGGGAGATAGAAAAACGCACGGGGATTCCAACACATTCTGTGTTTAACTCCATCAAGAACGCCAAACAATTTATCAAACAAAGGACACAAAACAAATACAAGATATATGCAGAAGAAAAAAGACACACGGAAACAGTTTACCGAATCACGACCATCCATCGGGGTGGGGGATATGATTCAGAAGGTAACGAAAGCCACGGGGATTGAATTTTTGACCAAGTTTGTGGCGGGCGAAGATTGCGGATGCGATGCCCGTAAGCACAAATTGAACAAGATATTCCCAAACAGAAAACCATTGTGCATGACGGAAGGTGAATATGATTGGTTTACACATTTTAAATCAGTAAATTCCACCACCTTATCACCGATGGAAGCGGACCACCTATCCAAAATGTGGTCAAGGATATTTCAAAGCAAAAGAATTTACAAGCCGTGTACTTGCAACCCAAAGGCATGGCAAACCATGATAAATGAATTGACACAAGTGTATGAAACTTATCAAGTGCAAGAATGAGTGTGAGGTTTGTGACCATTACAAAGTAAGCACACAAGAAAAAATCAACCCCACTGGACCCCAAATCGCATCCAATTTAATTTATATTTGTGATAAGTGCAAAGTTAGGTTTGCGGATCGTGAACGATGGGGCGAATGGTTAACACAAATTAGGCAACTGAATGAAACCGTATCAAAAGAACTACCTTAAACACTTTGGATATGATAAATGTGATACAATTTATTGCGAAGTGTGTGGAAAAGTTGCCCAGGATTTGCACCACATCAAAGCCCGTGGAATGGGTGGTTCTAAACTGCGTGACAACATTGAAAATATCATGGCACTTTGCAGAACTTGTCACGAATTTTACGGGGATAAGAAACAACACATGGATTTTTTAATCATCACACACCAAATAAAAATGAACAAATGAACATAGAATGGGTTAAAACAAAAGACATCATCCCAAATGCGGAAAACCCCCGAATCATTAAGGATGATAAATTCAAGAAGCTGGTAAAATCAATCAAGGACTTTCCCGAAATGTTGGAGATACGCCCGATTGTTGTAAATAATGAAATGACGATACTTGGTGGCAATATGAGATTGAAAGCCATTCAAGAAATCGGCATCAAAGAAATACCAATCATCAAGGCCGAAAACCTAACCGAAGAACAACAACGGGAATTTTTAATCCGCGACAACACGAATTACGGATCGTGGGATTGGGATGCACTTGCCAACGATTTTGACGCGGATGATTTGGAAGATTGGGGATTGGAACTTCCAAAAGTTATTGACGAAGTAGAGGATGAACCAAAGATTGATACCCAAAAAATCACATTGGAATACACCCCCGATGAATACAACCAAGTAAAAAAAGCATTACAAAAAATAGCATCAACACCCGAACAAGCAGTTTGGAAACTATTAGAACTATGAAAGCATGGAGAGAAACCCGAGACACCATACCACATGACCAAGTGTGGGTATTAATTGACACCAAAGAGGTTGCCTACATTTTAGACGGGCAATGGTATTTGTCACATGATGATTCACCAATCAACGCACCATATATGTGGATGCCTATTCCCCTTTTACCAAATGATTAATCATGACCCCGAAAGACAAAGCGAAAGAACTGGTTGACAAATTCACCTTGGTTGGATTACAACAAAGAAATGAAGGGATTCAATGCGCGTTAATCATGTGCGATGAATTGTTATCTAACTCAACATTTTTATTGAGTAATGGTGAAATTTATTTTTGGCAAAAAGTAAAACACGAAATTGAATTAATTGGAAAATAATTGGACAAATATGCCAAACGAACAAAACCTAATACCACCACCACAACCTGGCGAAGTACGCAACCCCAATGGCAGACCAAAGGGAAGCAAGAACCGAAGTACCATCGCACGGAAATGGTTGGAGGTAATGCAAGAAAGCAAAAACCCCATCACGGGGGAATTAGAAAAACTATCCCAAGAAGATTTGATAACCCTTGCAATGATACACAAGGCAAGGAAAGGTGATGTCGGTGCGTACAAACAATTGATGGATTCGGGATTTGGTATGCCCACCCAACAAATTGATGTTACCACTGAAAAACCAATCTTCAATGGTATTGATTTGGATGTAAAATAATGCTTCAAAGAACCACCGCCCAAACCAAGATTTCACAACTGCGAAAGCGGGTTAGAATTGTGCGCGGTGGAACAAGTTCGAGCAAAACATTCAGTATTATTCCCATGCTTATCACATACGCGGTTCAAAACCCAAAGTGTGAAATTAGCGTTGTATCGGAAACCATCCCGCATTTGCGAAGGGGTGCAATCCGTGACTTTCTTAAAATCATGGACATGGTGGGAATGTATGACCCAAACAAGTGGAACAAATCTTCACTCACCTACACATTCTCAAATGATTCATACATTGAATTCTTTTCAGCGGATCAACCACAAAAGTTGAGGGGTGCAAGGCGTGATGTTCTATTTGTAAACGAGTGCAACAACATCGATTGGGAATCGTATTACCAAATGGCAATCCGTACCCGCAAATTCATTTATTTGGATTACAACCCAGTGGCGGAGTTTTGGGTAGATAGCGAATTGGTAAACGACCCTGATGCGGAAATGATTGTACTTACTTACAAAGACAACGAAGCGTTGGACAAATCCATCGTAGCCGAGATTGAAAAGGCACGGGATAGGGCAGAAACAAGCAACTATTGGCGTAATTGGTGGAGAGTATTCGGGCTTGGTGAGATTGGAAACCTACAAGGGGTTATATTCAGCAATTGGCAAACCATTGACAAGATTCCCGAAGATGCAAGGTTACTTGGTTGCGGTGTCGATTTTGGTTATACAAACGACCCTACGGCAATAGTAGCCGTATATGAATACAATGGCCAACGAATCGTTGACGAAGTGGCATATCGCACGGGGATGCTTAATTCGGACATTGCAAAGGCATTACCCAACTTTGTGCCAGTGTATGCGGATAGTGCAGAACCAAAATCAATTGATGAGATAAAAAGATACGGCATCAGAATCAAAGGCGTAACCAAAGGAAAGGATTCAATCAACTACGGAATCCAAATCATGCAATCCCAATCGTATTTGGTCACATCCACATCCACAAACCTAATTAAAGAACTACGCAACTATTGTTGGGATACCGATGCTCAAGGGCGTACAATGAACACACCGATTGGCACTGACCACGGAATTGACAGTTGGAGATATTTCGAGATGATGGCACTTGGAATCAAATCATCATACGGCCAATACGACATCCGATAATTTTTTTAATTATCTTTCATTTTATATTTGGAATTACAAATAATAAGTGTACATTTGTTGAACCTTATGACAAAAGCACTTATCGAAACCAAAGAATTTTTACAAACCAAGTATCGCATTAATTGTGAGTATGTAGATAAAAATGCAGATATCCCAGCACATTTAGTGTTTCACAACTTGGATGGCATATTTGCAATTGAAAGATTGCACCCACAATTTGGCAAACTTGATGCAAAATCAAGAAAGGAAAAAGACCAAAAATTTATTAAAATACGCAATATGATTTTCAAAAAAGGTATTGGTTATGATTTGCGAAATAAGATTATCGAACTACATAACAATAAAATGATTGGACTATGATTTTACATTGTTTATTTCGTGTGGGTTTCATATATTTGCAAAGACAAATAACAAATGACATACAATTATAATTGGACATTAAAAGACGCTGTATTTACCAAAGACAAAGGAAAGGTGTTCAGCTGTTTTGCTTGTGGTGGAGGTTCTACAATGGGCTACAAGTTAGCTGGATTTGATGTTTTGGGATGTAATGAGATTGATCCGAAGATGATGGATGCGTACAAAACAAACCACAATCCCAAATATGCGTATTTAGAACCTATACAAGAATTTAAGAATAGAAAAGATTTACCAAGTGAATTGTACAACTTGGATATTTTGGATGGTTCACCACCTTGTTCAAGTTTTTCAATGGCTGGGAATAGGGAAAAAGATTGGGGGAAAGATAAAGTTTTCAAAGAGGGCCAGGCAAAACAAGTGTTGGATACTTTGTTTTTTGACTTTATTGATTTAGCAAAAGAGTTGCAACCCAAAATTGTTGTTGCTGAAAATGTTGAAGGTATTTTAATGGGCAATGCAAAAAAGTATGTAAGGAAAATATATGAAGAATTTGGCAACGCTGGGTATTATGTCCAACACTTTTTGTTAAATGCTTCAAAAATGGGAGTACCACAACGAAGAAAAAGAGTATTTTTTGTTGCATTAAGAAAAGATTTGGCAATTCCGTTTTTACATCAAAGTGATATGTTTACGCAAATGCCAAAAATAGAAATGGAATTTAATGAAAAAGAAATACCATTCAAAGAATTTGATTCAGGCAAAAAAGGAATGAAGTTATTCCCATCGGTTTCAGAATGGTATGACAAAGTACAATTAGGTGAATCAGTTTGTAATTGTATAAGAAGGCATGGATTAAAAGAAAAATTGTATTCATATTCAAAAGTTAATCCAGATAGAGCATTGAAAACAATTTTATCTTCATATGATTCTGGTGAGTTTAGACACGATTCGCAACACTATTTGCATATTGATGATATTATAAAAGGGGGAAGTTTTCCAGCTGATTATGATTTTTTGAATCTAAAACCAAAGTATTTGGTTGGGATGTCTGTTCCTCCACTTATGATTGCCAGAATAGCAGATGAAATATACAATCAATGGTTAAGCAAGTTAGAGAATTAAAGGTGTGGACTGAATCCGAAATGGATGAATTTCGCTTGTTGTTTCCCGTAACCCACAACAAGGATTTAGCGGTGAAGTTTAATTGCACACCGAATGTCATCAAAAACATTGCATACAAAAACAAGTTAAGAAAGGATAAGGATTTTTGGCAGGGTTATTTGCGCAATACCGCACACAAGCACTTGCCTAAATTCAAAAAAGGATGCACAAGTTGGTGCAAAGGAACAAAGGGTGTAATGCTGAATGGTGCTGAAACACGATTTGTCAAAGGGCAACGCCCACACAATTACCATCCGATAGGTCATTTAAGCAGTTATAGGGACTTTATAACGATTAAAACAGAGCAAGGGTACAAACCCCTTCACCGATTAACTTGGGAACAACACAACGGCAAAATCCCACCATTCAAATACATTGTGTTTAAGGATGGCAACAAAGAGAATTGCGACATCAGTAACTTGGAAATGGTGGACAAAATGCACTTCATGAAGGAACACCACCCAATGAAGTACCCGAAGGAAATCAAAGATGCAATTAATATCAAACGAGAAATAACAAAATACATAAAAAAACATGGCAAGAAACAAGATTAACGATGTGCGTGACCACTTATTTGAAGTGTTGGAACGATTAAAGGATGGTGACATTGACATCGAAACGGCAAAAACAATGGCGGATGTAAGCCAAGTAATTATCAATTCAGCAAAGATTGAGGTGGATTTTATCCGTATCACTGGGGCAAACCAAAACACGGGATTTATCAAACTAACCGAAGGGGGGTGACAAATGACACCAAAAGAAACGATAATAATCAAAAGGCAGTTTATTGGTAATAATCATCCCTTTGCAAAATACGGCGACCCAATAACAATTACATTCATTAAGAAAGAAGTGTTGAGTTCATGGATGTACTTATGTTTTAATATGCAAGGTCATGGAGATGAACCAATTTCGCTATTAGCATATGTTAGAAAAAGGGTAAATAGAATTTGCCAAACTGGAAGTGTTTATAGTTAAAGAAATGACAAGTCATTATCAAGAAGTGCATAACTTGAAACAAGAAATAAGGCGGATGCGGTTGCAAATGATTGAACAAAAGTCCGACTACGATAATTTGGTTCGTGCGTTGAAGCGTGAAATTGTTCAACCAAAAACGGATATCAATTTAGAGCCAACCCCATGGCGTGAAGTGTTACGGGCAATCTGTGAGGTTTACGACCTTACACCCGACACGGTGATAACAAGGTCAAGAAAACGAAGGCCATTGTATGCCCGTCACATGTTCAACCATATTTGCAGAAAGCGGTTGGAAATGACATACGAAGAAATAGGGCTAATCTGTGGGCGGGATCACTCCACCATCATTTCATCAGTGCGTGAATTTGGGGATATTTTACAGACGGACAAAGAAGTCCAAAGATACCATGCAAGGGTTCACACCATCCTTCACGAAAGATTCCCATGAACATCATAAATTTCAGCGGTGGAAGAACATCCGCATACATGACCAAACGCCTAATTGATGAAGGCGGTGAATACCTTGTGACTTTTCAGAACACTGGGAAGGAGATGCCACAAACACTTGATTTCATCAATGAATGCGATAAGCGTTGGAACTTAAACATTGTTTGGTTGGAATATAGATTTGGAAACAATTTTGAGGTGGTGACATACGAAACTGCCTCACGGAATGGTAGACCATTTGATGAAGTGATTGCACACAAAAAACAATTCCTACCCAACCAAAGGTTGCGATATTGCACAACATTCATGAAGATTGACACACTGCGAAGATATTTGAAATCCATTGGGATTACTGATTACACATCATTCAACGGAATCAGGTACGATGAACCAAGGAGGTGGAACAAAATAAAAGATTCCGAATTCGATGTTGAATTACCATTGGTTAAATGGAAAACAACAAAAGCCGATGTATTGGCATGGTGGAAACAACAACCATTTGATTTGGGAGTTAATGAACCATACGGGAATTGCGATGGGTGTTTTTTGAAAGGGAAAGGGAAGTTGGCAATCATCGCTAAGGAAAAACCCGAATTGTTTGATTGGTGGATTAAACACGAAACAGAAAGTGGAAGCACATTCAAAAAAGAAATCAGTTATCAGCAACTCAAAGACAAAGCACAATCACAACTTGGATTGTGGGATTCCGACCCATCGTTTGAATGCTTTTGCAACACTGATTGATAAATCCGTTTTATTTGTATGCAGTTACAAGGTTACAAAATTGAATTAGGTGCGTTGGATGAAATCAAAGCACTTGAAACCGAACCCAACAAGTTCATGGATAAGGCAATCCAATTGAAGAAAGAAGCCAAACAGAATTTCATTGAAGCCCAAAACAAATACAAAGCCATCGTTGCATTGTGTGATAAATACATCCCAATGGCCGAAAGTTTGGGAGATCCAAATGCAATTAAAATCATCAAGAACAAACGCAAAATGGCAAACGATATGGCCAAAGCGTTGAACCTTGACATCAAAGCATTGTAATCATGTTTTCATCCATACAGAAGAAGGGCAGTGATGCCCTTTTTTTGGCTCAAAACAATCGTAGTTTTTGGCGTTTTATTAATATATGATTGAAAACAAAAAGATAATTGTACCTACCGAACTGCGTGATGTAAAGTTGCATCAAATGATAACATACAACGGGTTAAAACCCGAAATGGATGATGTATCAAGGCAGTTGGAAGCGGTGGCAATCTTTTGTGACTTGACCATGTCGGAGGTTAAGAATATGCCATTTGACACACTGAAATACTGTGTGGAAAAAATCACAACCATGTTGGAATCTAAACCAACAT